AATTAAAGAAAAGTGTTTACAAAATATGTGAAGTGGTATATATATTAATGGTGGGTGTCCACCACACACATAGCAAACATACATACGAACCAAACATACGGAGCATACAATGGCTACTGACTTTTCCTCACTAAAGCGCTCGCGCGACTCCTTCATGAATACCCTCACCACAGAGATGGGTAAGCTCAACAAGACCGTCGTAGGCGAGTCTGATGACAACCGCTTCTGGGTTCCGGACGTCGACAAGGCTGGTAACGGCTACGCTATCATCCGCTTCCTCCCAGCCCCTCCTAACGAGGACGTCCCGTTCGTCCGACTGTGGGACCACGGCTTCCAGGGTCCAGGCGGCTGGTACATCGAGAAGTCGCTGACTACTCTCGGCAAGAACGACCCGGTGTCTGAGTACAACACTCAGCTCTGGAACTCCGGCATCGAGGCCAACAAGGAGATCGTTCGCAAGCAGAAGCGTCGCCTCTACTTCGTCTCTAACATCTACGTGGTCAACGACCCGGCTCATCCCGAGAACAACGGCAAGGTGTTCCTCTACCGCTACGGTAAGAAGATCTTTGACAAGATCAACGACATCATGAACCCTGGGTTCCAGGACGAGAAGCCTATCAACCCGTTCGACATCTGGGACGGCGCCAACTTCAAGCTGAAGATCCGCAACGTAGAGGGCTACCGCAACTACGACAAGTCTGAGTTCGACCGAGTCGCCCCTCTGCTGGACGACGACGAGAAGCTCGAGAAGATCTGGAAGTCTGAGCACTCCCTGCAGGAGTTCCTCGACCCGAAGAACTTCAAGTCGTACGAGGAGCTCAAGGCTAAGCTGGTGCGAGTGCTGGCTCTCGAGGGTGGGATTCCGACCTCCGGCGGTCAGTCGCGCGCCAGCGCGGTAGATGAGATGCTAGCTAGCAAGGAGCCAAAGTCTGCTCCCGCGCCTCAGCTCGCTAAGGCGTCCAGTCCTGTTGATGATGATGACGATGATGACGCCATGTCGTTCTTTAAGAACCTGGCTAAGGACTGAGACTGAGGGGGCTTCGGCCCCCTTAGTTATATGGTGGTGAACGCTGCTTTCGCGTAGGACCCTATGTCGGCTGGAGTCCTATAGCCGCTGGCCGCGGCAGCCACGTTTAGGTCTCCTCCTCCGCCGCCTGCCGTCTGGTTATTGATAGTCGGCGCGTTGTTCATAAAGTTGTTAACGACGACCGGAGCCTGTGCCGCGCTCAGAGAGAGCTGGTCGACGGCGCGCGTCTGAGGAGTGATACCATCGGCAGTGGGAGAAGTTTGAATTACTGGTCTTCCAGCAGAAGGCTGACTCGGAGTAGCCAGCGAGGCTCCAGGAACTACGGTAGCTAGACCATCTAAGTCTATTCCGCTGGCCCCTCTTCTCTCTTGTCCGGGTATTATTGGAGAGCTCGGAGTCCACACCGGTACGTCTCTTTGCATCAGCTCACTCAGAGGAGTCTTCTGACCTTCTGCAGCTGGCGGCGCGGCCGGAGTCTCTGTCGGCTTTGCTAGTTCTGCAGGTGGCACGCCTTCAGTAGGCTTGACTTGTTCAGCCGGCTTGGCTCCTCCCGATAGGAAGTCGTCCGCTGCTTTCTTTACCTCGTTGTAGATCTCACCGTGTCTCTGCTTGAATAGCTCGGGATTCTGAGTCATGTCGGTATCGAACGGATACTTATTGTCGGGAGTCCCGTATACGTCGTTGTAGACGTCTCGCGCGACTCCAGCCACCGCGGCTGGAATGCCGGCCACCGGTAGACCCTCAGCGGCCGCGAGAGCAGCGCCGGTCGTGTCTCCCTCCACCAGCTTGCTTATAGCGAAGCCGGCGGCAATTGCCAGTCCAAGAAGAGGTATCTGCTTTACCGCTGCTCCACCGAGTGCCTTAGGTAGACGCTTGCCAATGGCTGCAGCAATTCTTGAGCCGATTCCACCCTTAGCAGCTTTCTCCCCAGCTTCTAGACCGGCAGCCTTCACTGCTTTCTCACCGAGCTCTCCAGTGGCTTTCTGCGCCACTTTCTCACCGACCTCGCCGGTCGCTTTGGTGGCAGCTTTCTCAGCTACCTCGGTTCCGGCTTTTTGAGCTGCTTTCTCTCCGACCTCACCTGCAGCCTTACCGGTGAACTTCTCGATCAGCGACTTCACTGGGCCGGCGGCGCCGATGGCACCGAGACCGGTCATTATTCCAGCTCCAGCTTTTCTTCCAAGAGCTCCGACACCCTTGCCGATAGCGCCGAGACCGGCTCCCGCGAGTCTTCCAGCTCCTCTCACGGCTCCACCGGCTAGCTTACCGACTGTCTTAAGACCGAGGTAACCGGCGAGCATTCCCATCAGCCCGCCTCCTCCTCCAAACAAGTTCTTGACGCCGCCGAGTAGGCTGCCAAGAAGTCCATCTGCACCGAATATGTTTCCGAGCAGTCCGCCTAGACCACCTCCCTCGCCCATCATCTTGATCTTCTTGTCAGGAGAGAGTGACTTACTTATCTTCTCTAGTGACTTTGACATTCCAGTGAGAGTCTTCGAGATCTTCTCTAGAATGGGTCTATTATCGACGACGGCGGCCGTAGTCTTCTTAGCCTCCTTCGCTCCCTTCTTGACCTCCTTGGTGTTCTCAGCCAAGACGTCCTGAGTGTCTTTTCTCTCAGCCGAGTCCTTTAGTCTGTCGCCCTTAGCCTCGTCTTCTTTCCTTGCCAGTCGCGCGTACGCGTCCTTGATGGCCTCAATGCCGATCATGGCAGGGCCGGTGTCGATTCCTAGGTTGCCCTTGATGCCCTCGATTATCCCACGAGGTGTGAACGGCTGGACGGCGCCCCTTATCATGGATGCCGCCGTCCTCATCCCCATCTTGCCGAGTCCGACTGGTACTGCTGCCGCTCCGGCTACTAGCTTAGGAAGTGCCATTACTCTTTCCTGCTTTCTTTCTCTCGCTTGAGATGGAACTCAAGAAGCGATACATAGAGGTCTCTCTCGAAAGGTGCCATGGCCTCCAACTCTGCTATCGAGTACTTGTGGTAGTGCATGAGTATGAAGTTCAAGTTGTAGTAGTTCGACAGCGTGTTATGAGAGAGACATATTAAAAAAAATCACTTACGTCCTCCAAGACGTACTTCTTCTTTACTCCAGACTTGTTAACATACTCGACCTCGTGCTTAAGTCTAGGCATCGTGTCGAAGAATTTCTGTATCTTCGTGAAGTGCTCGGAAGACAGAGAGTTAAAGAACTCGTCGACCTCCTCCTTGGTAGAGTCCCTCAGGTCGTAGACCTTGTCGTCCTCATACACCGACTCTATGCACCCCTTGATGACCTCAAACGCCACGTCGTCGTCTAACTCACCGGCGTTTGCTATGTCGAGGATCGACTCGATAGTCGGATACTTCATTATGAGTCCGACTGTCTCGGTCAGCCTGATGATCCTGTCGTGCCCTACTGTCTCTACCAGTTTGACGTCTCCAATGTTGACGTCTATCTTATAGGTCTGCTTCTCTTCTACGTCTACTATCCCAACCGGAATGACGTCACCAATCGACTTGCTCCTGATGTTCAAGAACAAGAACTCAAAGTCAAAGAAGGCCAGACGGTCAAGGTCAACCTTAGTTATCAAACAGTTGTTCATAACCTGCTTGACGGCCAAGATCATCTTCTTGACGTCGTCCTCCTCCTTGGCCACGAGAAGTATCTTCTCCTCCTTGACGGTGAACGACTTGAACCTCACCCTCTCATCGAGGGACTGTAGGTAGCACTCAAAAACAGGCACATCAATCTTAGGTAGCATAGTGACTCCTCATGCTCTATCGTATTCTTCCAAACTTATTTAACAAGGCCAGCAGAGTGTTAGTTGCCAGCGTGTCGACGATGTTCGATATGTTGTAGTAGCTATACGTCGGGGCTGTGCCGTACACTGGCGGTAGACTCGGCTGGTACGTCCTGGCCTCTACACCACCACCTATAGTAAGAGCCGACACCAGCGTGTTGATGTTTCTCTCTTGGTCGCTCTCGATGGAGTTCTCCTTAGTGAACGTCGAGGTCCAGTAGTCGTACGAGAACGTGACCGTGAGCTGGTAGATCTGGTCCGAGTTCTCCCACGCTAGAGACACGTCGCTCACAGTCACCGGGAAAGCGTTGTGAAGCTTATACGTAGCTACCGTCTCGGACCTAACGTCGAACACGGTGATGTCGATCGTCGTCTGGTAGCCCTTGTCTCCATCCTTATAGTAAATCTCAAATGGAGAGGCGCCGTTGACGGTAGTCGTGCCGTTCATCGGAGAAGCGCCGTTGAAGTTAACTATCGACTGCAGCCACTTGGTGAAGAAGTTCTGAACTAGAAGGCGACTGTCACCGTAGAACGTGCAGGTCACGTCGGGAAAGTTTTGTCCCGTCGGCATCTTCGACCTGTAGCCGTACCCATAGTGATAGATGTCCTGTGTGTCGAGTGTCAGACCGGGAAGGTTGACCGCGCTACACAGGAACGGAAGGTAGACTCGAGAGAAGCCAGACTGGGCGCTGTCTCCTAGGACCTCGTCCTGCTCGGAGTCGGTCTGAGCTACCTGATCTTCTCCGCCAGTTCCAAAGCACTTAGGCGGAGTTATGTTCACTAGGAACCTACTGGTGCTCGAGATCCCCTGCATCGACGAGAGGACGTTCGACTTCAGCTTCTGAATGGAGTTGTTAAGCTGGGACCTCTCGGCCCTGTTCTGCTGCACGGTGATTCGCTTGACGACGTCGAGGTTGGTCTGCCTCGGCTCGGTGTCGCTGAGTATCTGGTTTGGGCCTAAGAAGGTCGCCATTTATCCTCTTCCTATGATTCGTCTGCTCTCGGCGTAGACGGCCGCCTTGCCCGCCTTCTGGAACCTCTCGAGCGGGAGGAACAGCGCGGTGTCCCACTCGTTAGAGTCTATCTGCAGCAGTCTAGACTTTAGGTGACTAGTGAGGTACCTCTTGACGCACGGCTCGAAGTACCTAAACTTCGCCGCCCCGTTGAGCACCTGGTAGGACAGTCTGAGTCTCGTGGTAGAGTCGTACCTCTTGTTGGATGACAAGTCGTACAGGGCGTCCATGAGTCTAGCCCTGTACTGAAGCGGGAGATAGTGCATGTTCAGTCCCATGAACCCGTCCGGCATCTTCTTGAACGGAAAGACGAGGGGAAAGGTGTCGTAGAACGGGAGGTCTGCCTTGGTCTTCGGGTCGTAGTTGAACAGGTACATGAAGCCAGGCATCACTATGTTCGTCTGCAGCTGCGAGTTGCGACTTATGATGCCGCTCGGGTTGACTCGACGCACCTCCTGAGCCTGGCTACGCAGCCAGTCCCTGGCGTCCACTGCTCTCTTAGGCAGCTCCTGGTTCTGAATAGCCGCTCCTAGCTCCTTGCTGAAGATAGAGGCGGTCGACTTAATGGCCATTACTTAATTCCCAGCTCTTTCTCGGTGAACACCTTGAACGACCACTTCCTGTCGGAGCAGAACTCCTCGGCGGCCTTCCACTTGGCCTGATTGATGGCGTACGCCACGATGTCTCTCTTCTGACCTCGAGTCATCTTTCCCTCGATGATCGGCTTCTTTGACTGACTGGCCGGCTTGACCTCTACCACGTACGTCTCGACGCTTCCCTCTGGGTTCTTCTTTCGTATCCAGAAGTCAGGAAAGTACCTGTGGACTCTCTTGTCTACGGGACTGACGTACGGTATGTAGAACTCCTCGCTGGCCCACTCTAGAACGTCAGTGTGATGATCTAGGTACCTCATGAGCTTCAACTCCCACAGACTCCGATAAATAATATTGTCCGGATTCCCCTTGTATTTAGCAGGATTCCTCGGTTTAAACCGGCCCTTGTAGCTCATTAGGTACCCATAGATGGCCAAGACAGTAGTACAGCAGCAGCTCGACGCTCGCCGAAACCCAGGCGGAGCTAGCGCTGGAATTATTTATCCTAAAGATCCGGGACAGCACTACATGACTTTCCGGTTCTACAAGTACCAGAGGTTCACGAACAACTCTGAGAAGCGCAACTCGACCGGGTCGATCATACTTCCGATCCCCTCGAACCTTCAGGAGCAGTTCGACGCCCAGTTCGTTCAGTCCGAGCTAGGTCTCATCGGCAACGCTAAGAAGACCCTGGGAGCGATGGCCGACCCGAACGTCGACCTGACCGGCGTGTTCAACGCAGCTAAGACAGAGCTCGGTGAGGCTTACAAGACTGTCGAGGCAGCGATCTCTGCGGGCAACGTCAAGAAGATAGCCGGTGCCCTGTTCGGGATCGCCTCTACCCCTCAGTCTATCGTCGCGCAGGTCAGGGGTCAGATAGTCAACCCGCACCTCGTCTCGTCCTTCACCGGCACCCCTCTCAGGGGTCACTCGTTCAACTGGAAGCTCTCGCCGAGGAGCCTAGAGGAGTCCCAGACACTCGAGAAGCTCATCCGCGAGATACAGAAGAAGATGCATCCGTCGAAGACCGGCGTGTTCCTAGAGTACCCAGACGAGGTGGACGTCGAGATCGTCGGAACCGCTGCCAACATATTCCAGTACAAGACGTCGGTGGTCACTAACTTCACGATCAACAGGTCAGCAGGTAACACCCCGTCGTTCTTCGCGGACGTAGGGTACCCTACGTCGTACGAGCTAAACCTGTCCATCATGGAGACAGAGGCGTGGGTGAGGGAGGACTTCACGGACGTCTCTACCTCGGCTACTTCTACCAACACGTCTAACCAGACACAAGTGAGACCGTAATGTCTTTCTTCACATACTTTCCTAGGGTAGACTACGACGGCAAGGAGGTCATCAACCTCCTGACTCGCACGAAGCTGAACAAGCAGGCTGTGGTCGACACGACCGGACTCCTTGACTTCACTCTCAGGGACGGAGACAGACAGGACATCGTCTCATACCTGGCATACAAGGATCCAGAGCAGGCGTGGCTGGTTAACTACGCGAACGACGTGATTGATCCCTACCACGACTGGTATCTCTCGACCGACGACTTCAACTCCTACGTCGAGAAGAAGTATGGATCGCAACAGGCCGCGATCGCCGAGATCACTGAATATAAAGTTACCAGCATACCGGGAGACGACAGGAACGTCGATCACTACGGCATAGTAGTCAACAAGGAGACGTTTGACGAGGATGCCGATCTGTCTACATACGTGTACACTGAGGTAAACGCCTTTGACACGGAGCTCGAAGAGAATACATCGAGACTAAAGATCGTGCTGTTGAACGAGCAGTATCTCATGCAGGCTAAGGACGAGTTGGTGAAGAAGTTAAATGAGTAGGCCGGGTCAGGTAGTAGTAGAGAAGATCCTAGTTCAGGACTTCAACAAGACCAGGTCGTTCAACATCACCGACGACTTGATCTCATTGAAGATCCATGAAGACGTGTTCAAGAACACGATGTACGGCCACATCGTGTTCCTCGACAAGATGAACACGCTTGAGGAGTTACCGATCTTAGGAGAGGAGTACCTCTCGATAAAGTTCTATCTGCCGTTTGACAACTCAAAGAAGAGAGAGTTCGAGTTCTTCATCTACGCCATCGAGGGTCTCTCGTTCGACGACTCTCAGAGGTACACCGCGGTCACTCTCAAGTTTGTCAGCGTCGAGCAGATCACCAACGCCAAGAAGCTTATAAGCTACGGGTTCAGGGACGGCAAGGTCACCGACTACGTCAAGAAGGTGATCGAGGACCAGGTGTTCTTGAACAGCAAGAAGAAGCTGAAGATACAAGAGTCTACTGAGACGAAGACTCTCGCTCTGCCGTACCTGACCCCACTCGAGATGATCGAGTTCTTTCGAAAGAACGCCTTTAGCTCGAACACCAAGACGAGTTCATATCTCTTCTTTGAGAACTCCGACGGGTTCAACTTCTACACGCTCGAGGGTCTGATCAAGGAGAACAGGGACAAGGCCATCAAGCTGTACTACCAACCGACTCAGGACAAGAAAGACGAGGAAGACCTTCTCTATAAGACTAGGACAATCACCAACATCAGCTACGTATCTCTAAACGACACGCTAGAGTCGATGAGGCGAGGGACGTACAACACCAAGATGATGTTCTTTGACTTCAACACCAAGGTCTTCAACACCGAGCAGTTCAAGATACTCGACGAGTTTCAGAACTTCACACACCTTGACCAGAACGGCGGACTAAAGAACAGCGAGGAGTTCTTGAAGAGCATTGCTCCAGACTCGACCGAGCACTACGTGTTCAACAAGTCGTACTTCCTTCCTGACGACAGCTCTCGCGACAACAACACCACCCTCCTGTCTGTCAAGGAGATGTCCAAGCACTTCGCCTATCTCGAGATGCTGCAGCAGACTCCTATGGTGTGCAGCATCTACGGCGACGCTACCATCAAGGCGGGCGACGTAGTCAACATCCAGATCCCTCAGCCGACGGCTGCCGAGGCGTCTACCGGAAGGCAGATGCAGAAGTACCTGAACGGCAACTACTTCGTCGGGAGGGTCAACCACGTCATCGAGGGTGACTATTACAAGATGCAGATGAACCTGTACAAGGAGTCTTACGCCAGCAAGATCGTCAAGCAGAACCCGTTCTACGCTAATGGGACAGCTAACGTGCTTGAGACTGTAGTCAAGGGTGGAGGTGGCGCACCGTGAGAAATACATTCTTAGGCGTCAACGACGTCGTCTGGTTCATAGGAGTCGTCGAGGACACCAACGACCCCCTTCAGCAGGGAAGGGTGAGGGTCAGGATTCACGGCCTGCACTCGAAAGACCCTCTCGAGCTAAAGACGAGTGATATACCGTGGGCGCCGGTCCTCATGCCGACGAACATGGGTGGCTTTCAGGGGTCTGGGTACTCTCCCTCTGGCGCGCTCGCTGGAGCCACGGTCATGGGCGTCGCTATGGACGGCGTCTCGTGTCAGTATCCTATCATCCTAGGAATCCTCATGGGCAACAACATGAGTGACGGAAACATTCCTCCGGGTCCTTACGACAACCTTGACAAGAAAGACCTGCCGAAGCTCAAGCAGGACGCGTGCGAGGGATATAACTACCTCAAGAGCATGGGCTACAGCGACGCTCAGGCCGCCGGCATCATGGGTAACCTCGTCGCGGAGTCAGGACTCAACACGAACGCGTTCAACTCAGCGGGTGGTGGACAGGGTGCATACGGCATAGCTCAGTGGAGAGGTGCTAGACAGACTGCGCTCCGTCAGTTTGCGGCCGGCAAGGGAACTGATCAGTCAGACTACGCCACGCAGCTAGCCTTCATTGATCAAGAGTTTAAGACGACAGAGAAACCGGCATACGCCGCCATCAAGAATGCCAACACTCCTGAAGACGCGGCCAATGCTTTCTACAGCAAGTTTGAGCGTCCCGGATCGTCTGACACCTCTGGACCAAAGCGCGCTGCTTATGCTCGTGAGATAGCAAACAAGTGCTCAATAAGTTAATAGGATCGTG